GTACATGAAGAACTTGTTACAAAAGGTGTTGAACCAAACAGCGAACAGTACTACAATGAAATAGACGCTGCCATGAAGGAAGCGTTTCCGAATAAGTTTGAGGTTACCGCAGAGGAGTCTGCACCGCCACAACCTCAAGCGGGCAACGTGGTTGCCCCGCCGTCTCGTACGTCGAAAAAGTCACGAAAGGTGAAGTTAACTCCAACCGCAGCCGCACTCGCCAAACGGCTCGGTCTAACAGCAGAACAGTATGCGGCGCAATTAATGAAGGATAGTTGATATGACTGATAGAACTCCACGCACTACCGAAACTAGAGAAAAGACAGAGCGTAGAAAAGGATGGTCAAGACCATCTGCGTTACCGACCCCCGAACCAAAGGATGGATTACACTTCCGTTGGATTCGCACAGCAACTTTGGGGAACAGTGACAATACTAATGTCTCTACTCGATTCCGTGAGGGCTATACGCCAGTCAAAGCATCAGACTATCGTGATTTAAACATTGTGTCTGACATCGATTCTCGATTCAAGGACAACATTGAGGTAGGTGGTCTGTTATTATGCAGCATACCTGCTGAAATTGCTGAAGAACGTATTCAAGTTCAACTTGAACAGGCTCAACACGCACAGGATGCGGTAGATCGTAACTTTATGAGAGAAAACGATCCTCGTATGCCAGTGTTGAATCCCGAACGTTCCACGCGAACTTCATTTGGGAAGTGACCTTCTTAGGGAGCTTCCTTGGTTTAAATTTGGTTAGGAGGAAGAGCAAATGGCTACTACAGCAGCTCCCCAAGGCCTGAAGCCCGTAAAACGTGCTGATGGCATGCCCTATGCAGGGGCAACTACTACATACCTGATCGATCCTGCGGGCGAGGCGACCAATATCTTTAATGGTCAAGCCGTTACGCTGGGTGCAGATGGGTTTATCGCACTAGCCGGTGGCAATGGTGCGGATATAACAACCAACAACTTAGGCGGCAGTGGCATTGGTGCTATTGGTGTTTTTGTAGGTTGTGAGTATACAAATGATCAAGGTCAGACTGTACACTCAAACTACTATCCAGCAGGAAAACTCAACGCCAAAGCTATGGTCGTTGATGATCCAAACGTGCTTTTTCAAGCACAACTTGATGGTACAGGAGCGCAAACAATTATTGGTACTATTACCAAGTTTGCAGCAGTACAATCAACTTCGACTGGGAGTACCGCAACAGGTAATTCCAATTCAGCACTAGATGCGACTGTCCAGACTACGGTTGGCGCATTTAAAATCGTTGGTCATGTATCTGATCCCGGCGATGCGTTCCCAGATGTTCTGGTTCGTATCACCAATGGCGCTCACATGATGACCATGAACACTGGCGTATAGGGAGACTGACTAATGGCTATTTCACGCGCACAGCTCCTTAAAGAGCTACTTCCCGGGCTAAACGCATTGTACGGCTTGGAATACGACAAATACGAAAACGAACACTCAGAAATTTATGAGACAGAAAATTCAGACAGAAGTTTTGAAGAAGAAGTCAAATTAAGTGGTTTTGGGGCGGCTCCTGTGAAAGCAGAAGGTGCATCGATTTCGTATGATAACGCACAAGAGCATTACACTGCTCGATACAACCATGAGACCGTTGCAATGGGTTTCTCTATCACTGAAGAAGCGATGGAAGACAACTTGTACGACTCATTGTCTGCTCGATATACAAAAGCACTAGCTCGCGCTATGGCTTATACCAAGCAGACTAAGGCTGCAGCTTTGTTGAACACAGGTTTTACAAGCTTCAACTCAGGTGATGGCGTTACAATGTTTAGTACTGCACACCCATCTGTTGGTGGTAGTACAAACGCTAACAAGCTCGCAGTTAATGCAGACTTGAACGAAACCTCACTAGAGCAGTCAGTTATTGATATTGCAGCGTTCACAGACGAACGTGGCCTATTGATCGCGGCTCGCCCTCGTAAGCTAATCGTTCCACCTGCGCTAATGTTCGTGGCAACAAGACTGCTACAGACAGAGCTTCGCACTGGTACAGCGGATAACGATACAAACGCATTGCGTTCAAATGGATCAATCCCTGAAGGCTACCGTGTGAATCATTACCTAACGGATACAGACGCGTTCTTTATCACCACAGACATTCCAAACGGAATGAAGCACTTCGTGCGTACTCCAATGGCTACGGCTATGGACGGTGATTTTGATACAGGTAACGTTCGCTACAAAGCTCGTGAGCGTTATTCTTTTGGTGTATCTGATCCACTAGGAATGTTCGGTTCACCGGGCGCATAACTTTTGATATAGGAGAATTACCTCTCCCGAACTGGGGCAGCGCAAGTTGCCCCTTTCTTTTTGTAAAATGTGTGTTATGGTATTTGCAGGGGCAACATTAGCCTTGCAGACAGGACACTCCCCTCCCTGACGTTGCACAGACTGCTAGGCAAAACCTTGTGCAAGGGGTATTTATTATGGCATCAACCACATTTTCAGGTCCAGTTACAGCCACTGATGGCTTTGCAGGTCTTATCACACTAACAAATTATACAGTTGCAGCCGCACCTTCCGCTGCTACAGCAGGTACAGGCACTATAGCGTTTATCTCAAACGGAGCTGCAGGAGCTGCTATCTTGGCTTTCTCTGACGGAACAAACTGGAAGCGTTCCGATACAGGCGCAACCATTTCTGCTTCATAGGGGGTAAATCATGAGTAGATTCGCACCACCAAGCGCGGAAGAACTAGCGGCTCGTGGGTTAGATCCAGATGGAAACCCACTAAAAGTTTGGAAAAACACCGAAAAAGTTCGTGCAAGAAACGGCGATGGAACGCTTAAAGCAGATGACCCTTCTACACCTGATGTAAATGAGGCATGGGAAGAATCACCTGTTAAAAAGCGCGGTCGCCCTAAGAAAGAAGGGTAAGCTATGTCTAGTGATGTAAAGGCAAAGCGTGTCACAGGAACAGGCTCACTCGCAGTTGGTCCTGCTCGTATACGGCAGATACATGTTTTATCAGGATCGGGTACACCTCGATTAACTATCTCAGACGGCAACGGTGGGGCTACAGTTCTAGATTTAGATCTAAAAGCTTCTGACGTTCATGCTGTTAATATTCCAGATGATGGGATTAGAGTTAGTGATATTCATGTAGCTACCGCTACGGCACTAACGGCTATAACAGTATTCTTTAATTAATGTTATGGCTGCTCGCAAAGGAACTATGAAGGGTCACTCCATCAAGGGGGGTCATAAGAGACCCACCAAAAAAGGCGCGGGTATGACCTCTAAAGGTGTAGCTAAGTACCGTAAGGATAACCCCGGTTCTAAGCTTAAAACTGCTGTGACTGGCACAGTTAAAAAAGGTAGTAAGGCCGCGAAACGCCGTAAGTCTTACTGTGCCAGATCTGCAGGACAGATGAAGCAGTTTCCAAAAGCAGCAAAAGATCCAAACAGTCGCCTAAGACAGGCTAGAAAAAGATGGAAATGTTGATGAAAGCGCAAGACGTATTAACGATTATGGAAAAACATGAAAAAGAGTCTGATAGGCGTTTTGAGCGTATTGAGAAGCAATTAGAGCGTCTTGATATGCGGTTGTGGGGCATTGCCGTCTTAATCATTGCTGCGGCTGTAGCAGGAAGGTTTCTATAATGGCTATTTCTCGCTCTCAAATGAGTAGTCAACTCGTAGGTAATAGAGTTTCTACGGGTGATGACGCCAAAGATCTTGATATTATTCGTATGGGCAAAGGCGGTAAGGTTAAGAAAAAGTCTAAGAGTACTGTCAACAAAGCAGGTAACTATACCAAACCGGGCATGAGAAAAAGAATATTTAATAGAATAAAAGCGGGTGGTAAAGGTGGCGCTCCCGGTCAGTGGTCAGCTAGGAAAGCTCAAATGGTTGCCGCTGCTTATAAAAAAGCAGGTGGGGGCTACAGAGACTGATGGGCGAAATAGAGAAAGATCTAAGAAGTTGGTCAAGTGAGGTTTTAGAAGTACCGAACCAGAACCTCAAAGGTCTTTCTGCTTGTCCATATGCCAAAGAAGCTTGGAAAAAAGACAAAGTCTTAGTCATAGAAACAGACGATGTGTACGAAGATAGCCTTCGTTACTGCTCTGACTTTATCATCACAGGTAAAGATCTTGTTGTGATAGCATCTCATAGCGTACCAAAACTAAATAAGTTTCATAAGTATGTACAAAACCTAAACATACTTTTCGAGAATTTGCACTGTATGGAGTTTCATCCCGACTATGGCGCAGAGGAAGCAGAGCTTGATTTCTTATCTGACAACGATTGGGAGAGTTCTGTAGATCAACCGTACTGCATGGTATTTATCCAAGATCTTAAACAGGTTGTTCACGCCAGTGACAAACTACAACGTTTAGGTTACTATGACGTATACCCAGAAGACGAATACAAAGAGTTAGTTGTTAACAGAAAAAGGAGACTGACAGATGGCTATGAAACCTCGTTCTATGAAGAAAAAACCAATGGCAATGAAGCGCGGTGGTAAACCAGCAAAGATGATGCGCGGCGGTATGGCTAAGAAGCCTATGGCAATGAAGCGCGGTGGTAAGGCCAAGAAGTAATGCCGCTAAAGAAGTCGCAGAAAAGTCTTAAAAATTGGACCAAGCAGAAGTGGCGAACCAAGAGTGGTAAACCATCTACGCAAGGTAAAAAGGCTACAGGGGAGCGTTATCTCCCCTCTGCGGCTATTAAGTCTCTTAGTTCTGCTGAATATGCAGCTACTTCGAAGGCTAAGAGAAAAGGCAAGAAGGCAGGTAAACAACATGTACGCCAGCCTAAGAAGATTGCGAAGAAGACGAGACAGTTTAGGAAATAATAGATGGCAGTAGTTACACCAGATTTACCTGACATATTCGAGGAAGCCTACGAACGTGCAGGGATAGAACTAAACACAGGTTATGATCTTCGAACCGCGAGGCGTAGCCTTAATATTATGTTGCTTGAGTGGCAGAATAGAGGGCTTAATCTGTTTACTATAGACGAAGGGACTCTAGCTGTAGCTGCGGGTACAGTAACGTACACCATGCCTATAGATACTATAGATGTAATAGAACATCATATACGGACTGGTACTGGTACTAGTCAGGTAGATACAGCCCTAGAACGTATATCTGTGTCTAACTATGCGGCTCAATCCAATAAGAATACCACAGGTAAGCCCACTCAGATATATGTACAAAGACTAGCTACAGAGACAAAAGTAACTCTTTGGCCTGTTCCAGACGCTTCGTATACGTTAGCGTATTATCGATTAAAAGGTATAGATGGGCTGTCTTCAGGAGTTGGAACAACAGCGGCTGTACCTCCACGGTTTATACCATGCCTTGTTGCAGGTCTTGCGTATCAAATAGCTATGAAGAAACCAGAAGCAATAGCTAGAGTTGTCCCTCTAAAGCAAGAGTACGAGTATCAGTTCGAACTTGCAGCGGGCGAAGATTCAGAAACAGCATCTATAAGGTTTGTACCACATAATACGTTCTTGATAGGTGGTGGATGAGGACTGCTAGTAACAAATATTCCTTTGGTTTCTGTGACAGAACTGGCTTCAGATATCCACTGAACGAGCTTGTTGACGAGTATAAGAATGGTGTGAAGACAGGTTTACGTGTGGGTAGAGACGTGGCTGATGATGATCACCCACAAAATTTTCTTGGCAGGATAAGAATATTTGATCCACAGAGTTTGGCAAACGCTAGGCCAGACACCGCCCTAGAAGCGAGTAGACAGCTATTTGGATTTGGTCCTGTTTGGAACCCTGCTCAATTTATGACCGCATCTGTAGGTAGGGTTGTCGTAAGCTTTGACGAAAGTGTAGTAAATGCTACAGGCGTATCTGCTACAGGAACGGTTGGCGCA